CTAAGACGTGGAGAGAAGTTCAAGAGGAACCAGAACCTGATGTAGGATCTAGTTTTGAAGAGTATTGGGTTGGTGCAGAATCATGGCCTCAGTTTCAAGAAAGTGATGGGGAAACTAGAGGTCCTGCTGTATATGTTCCTGAAGGATTTACTGTAACGATTAGTGTTGGTGGAACCATGTTGTCAGGACTTAGATCTATGACACCAATAGCACCACCAACACCAAATCCAAGTAATAGTGAGTGTAATAACTTGGATGCAGCAATTACTGCTGCCGAGAGTGATATGAATTCAACAATCAGTACAAACACCCCGAAGATCGACTATCTACTGAAAGGATCTAAGACTCTAAGGAACCTCAGAGCAGAGGATCAAACTGAGGCATGGTCCTACCTACAGGGAATAGGTTATCAGAACGCCAAATCTAAAGAAAACAACGAGAATGCCGACGAAATAGGAGATTTCAACTGGGCAGAGCTTGACGACTGACTTGGATGGGGTTATAGTACGTGGGTAACGCAATCAAACCCCATGTACACTGACCGCGAGACCCTCCGTGCCTTCGAGATGCTCATGGAAGACACCGCAGAGTATTTCTGTGATGAGAACTTCCCTACCAGTGGAGAACTGTATTGGACCATGGTCGAATGTTTCGCTTCTGCAAAACTCGCAGAACTTCGTGGTGAACTGGAGGTGCAATGAAATATATTGTTCAGTATGACAAACCCAAGAAGAAAGGCACTGCAACTCAACGTGCAACTTTCTTCGATATTCGTGACGCAATGATGTGGGAAAGACACATCAGAAACGAAACCAACTGTAAAAACGTAGAACTGGTCCCCATTTTCACAGATGTTTGAAAGAGTTCCCTGGTACATTCACAAAGACAAAAACACCAAGATCAATCTATCAAACAACATTTGTTACGATCAGATTCACGCTCTTAAGGTAAGTGAGTTGATCCGAGAAAATGGTAATGGTTTTAGTCAATACGCCAATGAACCAAAGATTTACGAGGATCTGAGTGAATTCTATGGTGTTCCTAAAACAAACATTGCCATTGGTATGGGTCTGGGAGAACTTGTTCCTCGGATCTTTAACATTTTTAGGGACAAAACTTTTTCCATTGTCACACCCACATGGATGATGGCAACAGGATTTTGTGAAGTCAACTGCATCAAATACTATCAAGGTATTGATCTTCGTGCAGATGTTCTTTATATTGCAAATCCTAACGGTCAGGATGGAAAAATCATAGAACGAGATATACTAGAGTCACTATGTGATGCTTTTGAGTATGTCATCATCGATGAAGCCTACGCAGACTTTTGCGTTCCCACCTGTTCGGTTCTCGACCTGGCTCTTACCAGAAACAACGTTCTCGTATGCAAAACTTTTAGCAAGTCTCTTGCTTTACCTGGTCTTCGCTTCGGTTATTGTTTTGGTAATCATCATGTTATTTGGAGACTTCAGCAAATACGTCCTTCGGGTGTAGTAAATACCATTGTAGAGAGGATTGGACCTGAACTTCTCTCCCTCATTGATGAACATGTAGTGCGTATGGTTGATACCAGGGACTACATTGAATCTAAATATGAGTGTTCTCCTTCAAATGCCAACTTTGTATTGTTGAAGAACAAAGAATCTTTCTTAGATAGATTCCAATACAAAACAATCAATGGACTACATCGTATGTCTTTGATGGATCTAGACACATTCAAATCTTATGAATCGCTATCAAACGTTCGATAAAGTAGAGAACGCCGACTTAGTTAATTCAACATTGCGAAGCATCGAGTTGTGTATCACAACTGTATGTAATCGTTCGTGTTCGTTTTGCCCTCATGATTGGGGATTCAAAACTGAAGACACTAGGGAAAAATTTGTAAGTTTAGAAACTGTAGATAGGTTCATAGAATTTATATCCGAATATAAAAATCAAATTACTTTATGTGGTATGGGCGAACCAACCATACATCCACATATCAAAGAAATCCTGAACAAGTTTCAAGAAGTCAATAACAAAGTAATTCTAGTAACTAATGGATATAAACTTCACGATGTTGTAGATCATTTGGGTCATATTCGCCCTAGAGTGAGTCTATATGAACCGATGGAACTCCCCGATATTGATATGGATGTTATCAATTACTATGAAGAAGGTGAGAATGAAAACTTCAACATGAGAGGTTATGCTGAAGGAATTGAGAAACCTTGTTATCTACCATCATACAAAATGGTTGTGGACACCACAGGTGGTATATTACCCTGTGACAATAATTGGCAAGAGATCGAATACCTTGCCAACATCTTTGATGATACGTTAGGATCAGCGTGGACTAAAAAGATGAATCCCTTCCGTATCAACTGTTCAAAAGACAGAACCCTTAACAACTATTGCCGAAACTGTGATGTCGGTGGTACTCTATATGGGTCGGAAGAAATGAAACTCCTTACCAATCAATGAGACCAGAAACACGAAAGTCGATGGAAATGTTGTTCCATGCAAAGTGGAATCTACCCAAAGCAGCACAACATGCTAATCTCACCAATAAAGAGATGAAAATCACTTTCAATGAATACTGTGCTTTTCATCCACCAACTTATAAGGATGAGGGACTGTCGCCTATTGGTTAAGGCCCACTGCTTATAACGGTGTGAATCGGGTTCAATTCCCGACAGTCCTACCTTGCGAGTATGGCGGAATCGGTAGACGCACCAGACTTAAAATCTGTTGAGAATTAATCTCGTGGGAGTTCAAGTCTCCCTACTCGCATATGAAAAATGTTATTATTCCACAACTAGATTATCACATCATACACAATTGCAATTTAAGTTGTGAAGGATGTTCTGATTTTACCAATCATAATCTACCAGGAAAAATATCTATAGAAGAGGCAAGAAAAGAATATAAATTTTGGAATAAAAGAGTATTTCCCAAAGAATTTGCAATTCTAGGAGGAGAACCAACATTACATAAGGACCTTATAGAACATCTTTATCTTGCTAGAGAGATGTGGTCATATAGTAGAATAACTCTTGTCACAAATGGATTCTTTTTGCATAGACATAAGAATCTGGGTAAAGTATTATCCGAAACTAATATCCAGATAGGATTTTCTTTACATGATGATTCGGAAGAATATATGAATAAAGTCCAAGATAATATAGATCTATGTAAGTCTTGGGAAAAAGATTATGGAATTGTTGCTCTGATCAATCATTGTTATAAGAAGTGGAATCTAATCTATAAAGGATTTGGTAATGATATAATGCCTTATGAGGATAATGATCCAGAAGCAAGTTGGAATAATTGTTTTATGGATGGAAAATGTTTTCAGTTACATGATGGTAAACTGTGGAAATGTCCACCACTAACATACTTGCCATTACTGGCAAAAAATTATAAAATATCAGACAAGTGGGATCCCTATCTAAAGTATAAAGCTTTAGATTCAGATTGCAGTGACAAACAACTCAGTGAATTTTTGAGTAGAAAGTCAGAATCAGTTTGTGCCATGTGCCCCTCCTCAAAACACTATAAATAAAAGAAAATTTCTGATCATGTTTGAAGAATTTTGTAGTTATTTTGAAGGTTACTTCAACAATCAAAAACAGGCATTCAATCATCCGAGAGAGTTTGCAATGATTGAACTGCAACATACTAAAGTATCTGATAATCTATTTCAAGTAACTCAGGGTTATGTAATGGATAGTGGCAATCCCTACCGAGAGGTGGAGATTGAGGTTATTGATCAACCAGAGAACGATAGGATTCTTCTTAAAACATATAAAGATGGTAAACATGTCCCTGGATGTGATTGTACCTTCCAAAGAGATGGTGACACTTTTGTAGGTGACATCACTGGTAAGAAATGTTTCGTCGAACGTGGAATCAAAACAACTTACATGCAATCGTCTGCCATTCTTGGTGATGGTTTCTATCATGTAATTGATAAAGGATTCGATGTCGATAATGATGAACAACTGTGGGGATCTCGTCATGGTCATTTTGAATTTGACCGCAAATAATGCCTCCGTAGCTCAGCTGGTAGAGCAGGGCTTTTGTAAAGCTCAGGTCGCAGGTTCAAGTCCTGTCAGAGGCTTATGAATATACAGTATTTTCACGAACCATTTCCGTATATTATCGTTGATGATATGTACACGGAGAAAGAGTTGGATGATCTATGGTTAGAAATGGATTATCTCAACGATGATAGAAGACTAACGCCTTCGAGTATCGATAAAGGTGCTGCATGGAAAGAAGGAGACAATGGAGAGAAGATTGAATTAAAGTTCAACCTTTGTCAATATCTTGATCAATTTTTTGATGAAAGAGAATATTCGTCGATTTTAGACATCACCGAAAAATTATTTGTAAATGACCGAGAGATCATGACCAATCATGGACACTGGCATTTTGGTTGTGAAAATATAGATCGACATTCAACCCAGTTAGTTTATTATGAAAATGGAAACGAATACAAAGGTCATAGAGATCATGCAGTCACAACTGCACTAACTTGGTTCTACAGACAACCAAAGAAATTTACTGGAGGAAATCTTCACTTTCCCGACTACGATATAAGTGTAGAACTATTAAATAATAGAGTATTAATTTTTCCTTCAGTTATTCAACATGCTGTTACTCCTGTTATAATGGATGAACAGTATCGTGGAAAAAAGTATGGAAGATACTGTATTAGTCAATTTCTAAGAGTCTCATGAATATAAGAATCTGGCATAATGGAGCGATGGACCAGTGGCGTTGGACTCTAACAGATCGAAATCTGAATATGGAGTCAGGGCAAAGACCAGATCTAAGAGAAGCTTTAAACGATATTGCAACTACTATCGAATATCTAATAGATAAAAATGCTGAGTTGCCTCTCTACCTAAATCATGATAGTATAGGTATTGGTGATACTCACCAGTGATAACCCTTCCGTGTGACTATAAAAACCTCCCCTACAAGGGAGGTTTTTTTGGTGTCTAAATATAAAAAGAATAGATTTGTCACTGTAGGAATCCCGAGATGCCCCTAAGTAGATTAGAGAATTTCCTAAAGAATGCTGAAGGTAATATCCTGTATGTAAACCCTTCCGATTTTGATGCAACGGACAGTTACGAGAATAGAGGTAACTCGCTTACAAGACCTTTCAGAACGATTCAGAGAGCACTGATCGAATCTGCAAGATTTTCATATAGACAAGGGCGAAATAACGATAAGATTGATAGTACGACCATCCTGGTATATCCAGGCACGCACTATATCGATAACAGACCTGGGCACTCTGTAGAAGATAGTGGTGGCAGTGCTTTATTCAAAAAATATGTAAACGGTCAGTGGCAAACTCCTGGTGCAGGACTCTCCGAGTTCAATGAAAATACCAACTTTGACATCTTTGACGAAGAGAACGAATTATACAAATATAACAGTGTAAATGGTGGTGTTGTTCTGCCTAGAGGTACATCTATTGTAGGTCTTGACCTCAGAAAGACTAAGATTCGCCCATTATATGTACCAGATCCTAATAATCCTGATGTAAAACCCACATCCATCTTCAGGATGACGGGTACTTGTTACTTTACTGCATTCTCCTTCTTTGATGCAGATCCAGCAAGACAAGCATATACAGACTCTACTGCTAAGAAAGTAAATCCTAAGTTCTCTCACCACAAACTATCTTGTTTTGAATATGCTGATGGTGTTAATGATGTAATCTTAGATGGTGTACAGACAGGTATTACTGACCTGGAAATGTACTACTATAAAGTTACATTTGCATATGGAGACTCTGGTGGTAGAGCACTTGCTGATTATCCATCTACAGGCGCTCTAGACTTTGAACCATCCATCGATGAATTTAGAATTGTCGGTGATTTGAAGGCAGATCCGCTGGGTATTACTAGTATCAGATCTGGTGATGGTGTCATTCCAACTCAAGTAATCACAGTTGATACCAATAAACCACACGGACTATTCAAAGATACTCCAGTTCTAGTTGCTGGTATTAGTACCAACGTTGATGTATATAATGGTTCATTTGTTGTCGCTGATGTTTTATCAGACACTCGATTTACATATGAGTCAACATCAGTACCAACAGATCTTCTGCCCAATCAGGGTGCATATGGAAATGCATCTATTGTTGTAGAATCTGATAGTACATCTTCTGCATCTCCATATGTATTCTCCTGCTCATTAAGATCTGTATTTGGTGTTAATGGTCTACACGCAGATGGTAGCAAAGCTACTGGATTTAAGTCTGCTCTGACTGCACAGTTTACCGGCATCTCCCTCCAGAAGGACGACAATGCGTTTGTTCTTTTTGATGAAGCAACAGGTATCTACAACGATAATGACACCGTAGACGACGACCAGAAACCCTTACACACTAATTCTAGAGCGATCTACAAACCAGAGTGGGAAAACTTCCACATGAGATGCTCGAATGATTCTATCATTCAGTGTGTTTCTATCTTCGCTATCGGTTTCGCAAAACACTTCGTTGCTGAGTCTGGTGGTGACCAATCTATCACCAACTCAAACTCCAACTTTGGTGCAATCTCTCTGGAATCTGCTGGTTTCCAGGCAAACTCTTTTGATAGAGATGATGTAGGTTATATCACACACATTATTCCACCAAGAGAACCAGAAGCAAGAATTGCTAACATCACTTGGTTGCCTCTTGACGCACAGAAGATTGTATCTACTGGTGCGACTTCTAAACTATGGTTAGCAAACTTCAAATCTGCTGACGTTCCACCACCATCAGAGATCGATTCCTATAAAATTGGTGGTAAGAGACAAGATCAACTTGTTCTACAAACTATCACTGGAACTGCTGTTAGTTCTTTCTATTCTCCAATTCAGATGACAGTTCCTTCGGGAATTTCAACTGAGGCGTTCAAGACATATACAGTAGGTCGTGCTTCTGGTATTAACAGCATCTCTTCCAACATTATTACATTTACAGATTCTCACCAACTATTCAATGGTGAGAAGATTAGAATCTATTCTAATACTGGTGAAATGCCAGCAAACTTAGAAGCAAATAGAATTTATTATGCACAGACAACTGGACTAAATGCAAACCAGATTAAAATTTCTTCCAGTGTTAATGATGCAGAAGGTGGAACTAATATCACTGGAATTTCAAATGGCGGTGGTGAACTTCAAGTTCTAAGTACAGTTGCTGATAAAGTAACTGGTGAACCTGGACACCCAATTCAATTTGATGATTTTGAAAATCAGTGGTATGTAAACAGTTCTGGATCTACTTTCGTTAATGAAATTTATACTGCTGTTACTGGTATTGGAACAATCGTTCTAGGTGAAGTAACAGGTGCTACATTTATTACTAGACAGATCGATAACAGAGGTATCGATGAAAGAATCTATAAGATGCGTTATGTAGTTCCAAAAGAATATAAGAACGCACGTCCACCTTCTGATGGATTTATTCTTCAAGAGTCTAAGAATGTTGGTGTCGGTTCTGTTACTTTCTTTGAAACTCAGGTTAGTGATCCAACAGAACTAAGAAACCCAAGAATTATTACAAAGGCAACGTACAGTTCAGTAACTCAACGTGCTACAATCAAAAGTGAGAAAAACCACAATTTAGTTGTTGGTGATGAAGTTGTTATTACCAATGTTCTAAGTACAAATAATCAAGCAGGAACTGCAACTTCCGCATATAACGGAACTTATGAGGTTCACAGCATTCCTAATGAAAGAACTTTTGAAGTCTCTGTACTTACTGGAGATCCTGGAGAATTCTTAAACCTAGTAAACCAAAGAAATACTCAACAACAAGTTGAAGCACTACCAACCTTTAGAAGAAGTAGACTAAAAGATACATTATTCATTTATAGAAGTAGAGAAATTAAACCACATGTTCCTGGTGCTGATGGTCAGGATGGTATCTATGCTATTACTGCAATCTGTGGTAGTGTTTCGCCAAATGAAAATATTGGTTATGGTATTAGTTACAAGAAGTTTAATCAAGATATTAGAACTCTATATCCACAACAAGATAGAGATAACTATAACTCTGATCCTCGTTCTGCAATTTCTCATGCACAGAAATCTCCACTTGGTAGAGTTCTTACAAATGATAGAAGAAACTCCATTACAAAAGAATCCAAAGAGATCTTCCTTGAGAATAATAACTTAATATTCCAAGTAAATAACTGTGCTCTAACTGGAACAGGTAATACTACAGCGACACTGACTCTTGATAGAGACCATGGACTCAATCAGATTAAAGAACTGTCCGTCCTAACTCCTGGTGCAGGATATAACAATTCTGCTGGTATTACAACTACAATATATGCTGCAGATCTTACTACTCAGAGTGGTTTTGGTGAAGGTGGAGTCATTAGAGCAAATGTTTCTGTAGGAAACACTATTGAATCTGTAAAAATTGTCGAAGGTGGTAGTGCATATGCCATCGGCAATACGATGACAGTATCTTCTGAACCTGCTGGTGCTCCAACAGAATCAGCAGTTGTTGTAGTTCAGGATATTTACAATGTAATCGGTCATAGTTTAGAACTATCTGGTTTTGCCGAATCAAGATTAGACGGTGTATATAAGATTGTTGATGTACCTGATGCAAAAACAGTTGTCGTAAGACATGATAATCTTGCGGGTGTACCAATTCAATATAAACAAAGAGATGATGCAAGAAAACCAGTAGTACATTATGCTGGTAGTGGTTTGCTTGTTGAGAATCTTGCCTATAATGAAGTGGGTGGAATCGCAACCGTTACTACAAGACAAGCACATGCTTTCTTACCTGGTAATACATTTAAGATCTTCGATAGTGGAGATGATTTCTTTAGTGGCAAATTCCAAGTTCTTGAGAATATAGGAATTCACACCTTCTCATTCACTGCTGGTGTTTCTACTGTCGCTCGCAGTTTTGCTACTGATACTACCATTCAAAGATTTGGTTTATCTTCACAGGGTAAACCAGTTGGTGCTGGTGAAGAAAACTTGGGTGGTAGATCAACACCAATCTATACTGGTATTAGCACTGCTCTGAGTGCAAACTGTGCTAAGACTGATATATTGATTCAAGTAAGTGATTCCAATGGATTTGGTTTAGGTGATTATGTTCAACTTGGTGAAGAAATTCTAAGAATTACTACCAATCCAAGTGGTAATACTTTATCTGTAATTAGAGGTCAGTTCTCTACACCTGCACAAGATGGTGTAGCTGGTCAGATGATCAATAAGATCAATATTCTACCAATGGAGTTACGTAGACACTCCATTCTTCGTGCATCTGGTCATACATTTGAATACCTAGGTTTCGGACCAGGTAACTACTCAACTGGTATGCCTCAGGTTCAGGATAGAGTTCTGACTGATGATGAAGTATATCTTGCACAGGCAAGAGAACAAGATGGTGGCACAGTTGTCTACACTGGTATGAACGACCGTGGTGAATTCTTTACTGGTGCTACTAAAGTTAATGGTGCAACTGGTGAAGAAGAAGTCTTCGAGGCACCAATCGTTTCTTACTTCGGTGATGAAGCAAAGAGTGAGGTTTCTAATGCCAACAACGGCATCTTTGATGACTTGGTTGTCAAGAATGCGATCACTGTTGAAGGTGGTGTAAACCAGAATAGAACTTCACAGTTCTACGGACCTGTTGCTTTTGGTGCAAAAGTAACTGTTTCTTCTGAAGAAGGTCTAGAAACAAGTGTTCTCAAGATTAAGGGTGAATCAGCACAACCAAAAGAAATTACTGTAGGTATTCAAACACCAACGGTAGGAAAGAGAGTTGGTGACATCTCCCTCAAGGCACAACCAGAGGCAGGAGAATACTTAGGTCACATCTTTACTGGTGGTGACTGGAGAAGATTCGGTGTTATTTCTAAGGAGAAAAATCTAAACTCCTATAGAATGGACAAACTTGGTATTGGTCAGACAGGTCAAGGTTCTATCTTTGATGGTACTGATGCGGTAGAAGTTAATGGTACTGTGAAGATCCAGAACCTCTACGTTGGTGGTGCTGTTACCTTCGCTGCAAACCAGACATTTGCGGGTGTATCTTACGAAACCATTGAAGTTAGAGATGAGATTACATTCCCAATCACATATGCTGGTGATGATAACTATGTCATCAAGACAGAAAATGCTAATGCTATTGCACAGTTTGCTAACCTTGAGATTACTGGTGCTGCAGTAACATTTGGAAATGAGACTGGTGTTTACTTTGAAGAGAGAATTCACTCTAAACACGCTGGTGTTTCTACATTCAATGGAACAGTACAGGTAGGAGAACTGAGATCTGATAATTTAGTTACTGGTCAGACAGGCATCTTTACTTCTGTAGAATGTCAATACTTACAAGTTGGTACATATGCAAGTATCAAGGCGGGATATGCTACTGACTTCTATGTCGAAAATGATCTCTCCACTGACATCTTATATGGTGCCACTGGTATTATCACCACATTATCTGGTGATGAAGCAACTTACGATACAGTTAATGCAACTGATGTATTCACTAATGGACTTCGTGCTTCTAAATTAGACGCACCATCTGCATCAATTAACGCTGGTATTGTTACCACTCTGATTGTTCCAAAACAAGGTGCGCCTGTATTCGATGGAGATAGTGCTGCAGCAAGTGGATGGGCAGGATTACATCAGGCATATATTGGAGTTGGTATTGTTACCACGTTAATTATTCCTGATACAACATTCCCCAACGGTGCAGGTCAACTAAACAATTCACCTGTTGATGGTTGGTTAGGTGCTCCAACCGCATATGTCAATACTGGTATTATTACCAACCTTACTTCGACAACTGCTAATGTAGATAAGGTAAATGCAACTGTCGTCAACGCACTGAAAGTTAGAGGTAATGATGATGATGACAACCCAACAGGTAATGGATACCTTTGGATGCTAAATGGACAATTCAGTTCTAAGTTATGGTTAAGTGGTACTGCTGATGATGAAGGTCTTAGATCAAATGTTGGTGTTATTACTTACTTCGGACCTAGCGCGAAGAGTGTACTGGGTGCTGCCGATCTCGGCAGTATGCAGATATATGCTGGACCTACAGGTAAAATTCGTGGTCAACAGTTACAATCAACAGTTGCAACTGGAACTCCACCACTTACAGTAACATCAACAACTAAGGTCGCTAATCTAAACGCAGATACGCTCGATGGTCATGATTCTGGCGACTTCATTGAAGACGCAGTAAATGTATGGCATAATGATAGAAGTGGTAATAAGAGATTATACTTCGGAACTGGATCTAATTCATTCCAATTCCAATCACCTAGTAGTAAGTACGTCTTTAATAATTCTTCTGGTTCTTCCATGTTAAGCATGGATGGTACTGAAGTTACTGTAAGTGGAAATCTCAACATCAACTCTTTGAGTGGAGGCGACAATTTTGCTGAGTTAAATAAAGTACGTCTAGGTGCATATTGCGAATCATTTAAGGATCTTGGTAGTGTAAGTGGAAATAACATTTCACTTGACTGTTCCGAATCTAGTGTATTCAAAGTTACACTCTCTGGAAACGCCACCTTCAAGTTCACAAATGTTCCAAATGATCCTCAAGGTAACAGTGCCTTTGCAATTACTTTGATTGCCAAAAATGGTACAAATAGTCCTTCGATTGGATTCCAAAATACTCAATATTCTGGAGGCGCTCAACCAACTAAGACTCCTACCAATGGAAAATCTGATGTTTGGACATTCCTAACATATGATGGAGGATCCAACTGGTTAGGTAACCTTGCAATTTACAATTATAGTGTTTGATTTTTATGGAAAGTAAGTATGTAGATTTTATCGGGATGTATTCAAATGTACTTCCCGATGGATTTTGTCAACACGTTATTGACCAATTTGAACACAAGAGAACTTCTTCTCATTGGGTCAAGAATAGACAAGATTGGGAAGGAAAAAGTAAAACAGTAAAACATGATGAATTCTTATTTGCAACTAATCTAAGTTTTGCTCCATGGAATGACATGGACATGTTAGATACAATAGGTGAGGGTTTGCAATGTTGTTTTAATGATTATGCTGACACATATGATGTACTGAGGGATATACCTATTCACAGTGATGCTTATAAAATTCAAAAGACTGAACCTGGTGGGGGATACCATGTATTCCACGCTGAAGCAATGAATAGAGATAGTTGCGACAGAATATTAGTTTGGATTTTATATCTAAATGATATTGATGAGGCAGGTGAAACTGAATTCTTATATCAAAAGTTAAGAGTACCACCTAAACAGAATAGTTTGGTCATATTTCCTGCTAATTTTGCATATGTTCATAGGGGAAATGTTGTTCACGGCGAAAGAAGTAAATATATAGTAACAGGTTGGTTCTATCATTCAAGTTAATAAGTCATGCCAGGTCCAATAACTAGAAAAATTTTATTCTCGGGAATGCTCGGTGCTGGTTCGGTTACGTTTAACCAACCAGGTTCATTTGTAGTTCCTCCAAGATTATACAAAGCGAAATTAGAAGGTAAGGGTAATCCTGGAAACCCAGGTAATCCTGGAAGTGCTGGTGAGAAAGGTACAAAAGGTAGTGCTAACGATGGAAATCCTGGAAAAGGTGGAGGAGGTGGCGGCGGAGGCGGCGGCACCAACAATGAAGAAGAGTCTAACCCAGGTAATGCTGGTGGAAAAGGGCAAGGTGGTGGAAGTGATTCGGGCGAAGGCGGTGGCGGCGGAGGTAAGAAAACTTTCCCGAGAGAATATCCAAATTCAGGATCATATAGGGCAGGAGCAGGTGAAGCGGGTAAATCTGGACAAAAAGGAAATAAAGGCACTGGAAATCCTGGCACCCCTGGTACTTCTGGATCATCAGGTGAAAATGGTCAAGCAGGTGAAACTGTAAAATTCTTTAACTATCAATTCCCTGGAGGAAATGCTGGAGAAGCGGGAGTAGGAAACCCAGGCAATCCTGGATCAGCAGGTCAAGGAGGATCAGCAGGTTCTGGTGGAAATGGTGGTGGAGGGGGATCTGGTGGCGGTCACCAATACAATGAAAAAGAATCGAATAGATGGGGTTATGGTTCAACCCTAAAAGGTCAAGGTGGGGGTGCCGGAAACCCTGGCGGTACTGGTGGTAATCAGGGTCAATCTACTGAAAGAGATCCTGACAACCGTGCGGATAGAAGAGTCAATGGCGGAAATGGTGGTCCTGGTGGTGCCGGCAATCCACATGGAGGTGGAACAGGTGGTAGTGGTGGCAATGCTGGAAGTAATAATAGAGAAAGATATAAAGGTGGCGGCGGAGGCGGCGGTGGAGGCGGCGGCGGTTCATCAGGCGGTACTGGAAACCAAGGAGGTAATGGACAAGATGGAACTATCAGCAAACAACCAACTAATGGTGGTACAGCAAATGCGAAAGAATATAACATCGATACAACACCATTTGCAACATATAATGTAACTGTACCTGATGGTGGATTTGTCACCATCTCCTGGGATACTCAATAAATAACTAGAGATTTCATTTTATTATGGATAACACTAATAATGAAAAAGATCTAGATGCTCAACTCGAAGAGGTGCATAAGAAACTTGAATTAAATGCAATGCAGAGAGAATTAGCTCAAGCAGAGCAAAATGATTCTCGTGGAAGATGTTTATCTGTTGGAACTGCTGGCGGCGGAACTGTAGAAATATCGATTAGAGGAGATTATGCTAGTCTGTGGTATCAATTAAATGCCGTTGAAGGTGTAGAAATAATCAATCAACTTGCTGCTGCACTTGGTCTTGATATTGTTCATAGACCTAGACAAGATTACGCTACCTGGAGAGGTTGGGATCCCGAACTTACTGGTGCTGCAGGTTGGGTAGGCATGGCACCTTGGCAGATGGATGATAAAGCAGTTGAAGAACTGCGAGAATATAAATCTAAAAACTTGTTCCCTGGAACTAACAATCCAAATATATTATTACCTCAACAAAATGAAACTAGACCTGAGTAATTATTACGTTCTCTGTAATACTAAAGACAAAATAGTTGAAGGAACGATGAGTGAACTCCCAGAAAATTGGGGAGGAATCTTTAGTGTCCCTTCACTTTCTGATGAAGAATTATATGATTTTGGATGGTTTGATAAACCAGGGCAAGGATGGGTTCGTATAGATAATCTAAAAGGATTTTCATGTACTCCAGAAACTTTAGAGAATAATAAAGAACGTCTAAGAAGACTTGGTAAAGAGACGAGAGAGAATATAGAACAACAAGGAATTGTCTGGGATGGTGTTCGTTTTGAACTGGATTCGGAAACTATTTTATTCAACAATTTCCAAAGATCTAGAGGTCAAAATATAATGAAGAACTCTCTTGGTTATCACAGAGTCAAAAATTATATCGAATTCGTTGATAAAATGAATGCAGAATTAGATACTTTAATTGAAAACGATATAGAATTTTGCAGACAAATTGATAAAAGTAAAACTATTCATGATCTAATTAAGGTGACATATGACAACTAGTGATTATTTTTGTTATGAAGAAACATTCAACGATCTCAACTTTGAAGATATAGGTTCGGGTGGAGATAGATGGTATCTACAAACTAAATCAAATCTAACGTGGATTACTGTTCAAGATGAACTTACGAATGCCGATATTACTAAAATCAAATTTTGTGGTAATCATGCAGTTTTTGATGATGCTGTCGTAGGATCTTCAAACAAAGTAAATTCTGACATAAGAATAAGTCAAGTATCTTGGTTACCACCAAATTCATATAACGATTGGTTGTATAGAAAACTTACAGGCATAGTAAACGATGTAAACAATAGTTTTTTTGAATATGACTTGGAGTTCATAGAAACATTACAGTTCACAAAATATGTGGGCACTGTTGATTCTTATTATGGTAAACACACAGATCCAAGAATTGGTGATGTTTTAGAACCAAAGCACAGAAAACTAAGTTTTGTTGTTCAGTTATCAGATCCAAAAGATTATGAAGGAGGAGATTTAGTATTACATTTTGGGGAACCACATATTGTACCAAAAAGAAAGGGAGATATAGTATTCTTCCCCTCACACACATTGCATGAAGTAACACCAGTAACTAAGGGAACACGTTATACATTGGTTGGTTGGGTATGTGGAGATAAAATGAAATGAATATACATGTTGTTAGAGAATTTTTAGATCTGGACTTCTTAAAGTTTGTAGAACAGTATTACATTCTTAAAATTAAAACAGGCAAAGATCTAGATTACGGTGACGTACAGGCACCGAAGGCTATTAGAATGTGGGGAGATCTTGTAGGGGAAACTATACTCAAACTATCTACAAATAAGATTAGTGAGATCTATGGGAAAGAATTATACCCAACATATTCTTTTACGAGGTTATATCATCAGGGAGATGAACTTGTAAGACATGTAGATAGATCATCTTGTGAATACTCTGCAACAATATGTTTAGCATCACCACAAGGAGAATCTTTGTCTTCCATATATTTTGAAACTGAGGATGAAATCAAAGAACTAATACTTAAACCAGGAGATCTATGCACATACAAAGGATGTGAGATACCTCATTGGAGAGAACCATTAGAACAACCTTGGTTATTGCAACTATTTCTACATTATGTTGATGCCAATGGAGAATATAAAGACAGAAAGTATGATGGGAGAGAGTGTCTGGGACAAAACAGTATCTGGGAGTGATATAAATATCAGTGTCTGAGTTACTTATTATTCTCTATCATGGCAAAAACAGAATCAACTGGCGCTGACGTTGAAGGTATGATCGCTGATCTTACTAGTAGATTGGAAACTCTTCGTGAAGAACTTCTAGAACAAGAGAGAACATTCAACGCAAAGAAAGAAGAATTTATCAAACTGTCTGGTGCTCTAGAAGCATTACATACAGTCAAAGGATAATCTTTGAAACTCCACAGAGTTATTATATACATTATCGAGGGGGTGTGTCAATATTGACTAACCCTCTTTTTTTCTCTATACTGTGTAGATATGGGCATTTTTCGTAACTTGTTTAGAAATAAGAAGAGAGATGATGAGTTACCACAACTCATTGATGGAAATGATTATCCAGACTTTTGGTCACAAATTGAGAACTTTAAGGAGTTTGCTGAGTCTGTCAACCAGGGCGCAAAGGAAAAAAAGGGCATACTTTGTAGTGAAGAAGTAAGCAAACTCAGAATTGAAGAGTGTGAGCGTTGTAATTATTACGATAAACAACAAACTAGGTGTAGGAAGTGTGGATGTTATATGAAAGTTAAGGTAAAATTTACCAATACTAAATGCCCTATCGGAAAGTGGTAATATGTGTGGAATCGGATTAGTTTTCTCAAAAAAAGAAAAAATCCATCACAATTTAATAAGAATTGCCGAAGACGATTTGGGTCTTCGTGGACCTTCTCATGCAACACATTATCTTGGTGATGATGTTTACATGTATCAATCTGTTCTAGCAGTTCAGACTGATTCAGATCGAGAAGATAGAATTGCTACATTGCCACAAAATTTTGACATCACACTATACAATGGTGAGATATATGACAATCATGAGTATGATAGTGATACAGAGTTAATCAACAAAACAGATAAACAACTGATTTTAGGTCGTTGTGATGGCATGTTTGCTGTTATTCATGCACAACGCCATGGATCTTGGTTTGATGTGAGTGCCTATAGAGATATTGTAGGTGAGAAGAGACTATTTTATTATGATAGTCCTAGAGTATTGATTCTTGCATCTACACCTTCTTTTATCTTAAAAGTGATGGAAGAATATGATGAACCAGTAGAATTAAATGAGACAAGTCTTAAAGACTATTTTGTGACTAGACATCATGTCGCTAATAACACTGGTATCAAGGGAATATATCAACTGCCCGCAGGATCTAAGTATCATTTCAACAAATATAGTTCTGTTCAGAAGATATGGACAGCAAGAAAGTATCTCAGTAGTGAATTAACAAGAGAACTTAATAAGACAACGTTTGGTCAATACACATCATATTTGCATGAGTTATTGTCTAGAACTCTTAGGAAGATGCACTCTTCTGTAAAGAGTCATGTACCCACCTATTCTATAGTTTCTGGTGGTATTGATTCTTCTATGGTCACATCACTGTTAGAGTCCAATGGCATACAGATAGAGAGGGGAATTACTCTCACATTTGATGAGAAAGATTGCGTTGCATTATTTGCTGATAAACTGTTTGATTCTTTATACACAAATCAATTAGTCAGAAATATAGACAGAGAGAGTTATCATGAATCATATTTGAAGACTCTTAAGTTATGTTGTGCTCCCATCAATGCACACGACTTTCCATCAGCAAGTCTTTTATATGAAATGTTAGAACCTGGATCAATCATCTATGGTGGTGATGGTGCAGATGAACTATTTCTTGGATACAAGTATTATCAGAACTGCATAAAGTCACAGTATGCTATGCCTGTGCGAAACAATTTTAAGTTGTCCATCATGGAAGAAGTGCAGGAAGATTATGACTATGTGTTTGATTTCTTTATGAGTAACATGTATTCAACGAAAGATGCACACATTAAAGCATGTTCATTCGTAGATTTCTTCTATCAGTTATCAAATACTTCTCTGTATTGTTCTGATCTTATTGGTTCTAGTCATGGTGTAGAGTGTAGAACACCATTTACTAGAAAAGAAGTTGTGACTTATGCACTCAACTCTCCACCATATTTGTTAGAGAACAAAAGACCACTATCTGCAATCTTTGAAGATTGTTTCAAACGTAGACCATTTGCTAAGATTGGATTTAGTGGGCATCCTAACGAAATGTATCGTTACTTAGAGAAAGGAATTGACAAGAGTTATGACATTTTTGGTAGTTATATCAATGGATCTCACTCAGGAAGAGATGTAGAGTGGAAATATATCAACACTGAATTTTTCCTTGACACTTTTATGTTTTCGCCCTAATATACATACTTGAAGTTATAAAAAAACAAATGACTCCCGAAAAGTTTCAACTCCTTCGCGATTGGGTTAGATCAGAGATTCGATCGGTGATTATTGAGGAGAATAAAGGAAGCACAGCAGCATATTGGAGTGAGACGAGAGATCATAAAGATGCAGTAAGAGAATCAGATAGAGCATTCATGAAGGTTATGTCAGCATTCTGTGGTGGACCTACACTGCTGTGAGACCTAAATTTTCCAAAGAGTATTACAAGGTAGGATATTACCTTGGAGATGAAAAAAGGTGGGCAGTATATTTTACGATGGAATCTGCTCAGGAAGAGAGGGCAAGAGGTGATCGGGATGGAGTCCGCGACCCTGTGTGACAGTTGATCAAAGTGTCCACTACTCTCGCCAGGGGGTCCAGACCCATGTATATTAAATGAGTCGAGGGGAGACCTGAGACACACACCGAGAGGTAAATCAAATGTGTCTCCTTCCGCGAGACCGCCTCTCACACTCATTCCTAAGTATCATGGGCACTCGTTCACGCATCGGTAAACAACTCGCAGACGGATCTATCCTTTCTGTCTATTGCCACTATGATGGTTATCCTGCGTTCAATGGTCGCGTTCTCCGTGACTATTTCTCCTCCGCTGATAAGGTTGCCGACCTGATTGACGGTGGTGATATGTCCTGCACCTGGACTAATGCGGGTTGGAACAATGAAACCCTGGACGAAAATGGTCCTCTCCACTATACTTCCCGTGGTGAATCTATCGTGAACAATGCACCGATGATTCACGATTCCTTGACGGATTTCTTGGAAGATGGTGAAGAGTTTGGTTATGTCTTTACAAGTGCGGGTTGGACCTGTTATGATACTAAGACCTGGAGCGATACATACAAGCAACAGGTTGCAATTCCCGCAGGAGGTATTACCGATGGAAAGTAAATTTATTCAAGTAAAGTATTACTTTAAGGAACAACCTCACACAACTCTTTCAGTGTTCCTCAAAACACAAGAACAAGTTAAAGCATTCAAAGAAAAGCATCCAAACTATGTCTACGTCTGATTCTGCTAAGTACAACGACTTCGATGAACTCTATGCTGAGTTTATGGGAGAAGATGAGTGGGTTCTGCCTGAGTGTGGAGTCCGTGAAGAACTTGACCGCGAGACCCTTGCAATGCTGAGGGATTTCTGATACCATGAACAAGTCTGATGGGGTGAAGACTCTAAACTCCTCCCTACCGCGACCGACGACGATCCCGACAGGGAACAAGTCACGCATAATGCAAACCCACGGTTCTAACTTATTATGAAAAACCAAATGGATGGTTTGACCTTTCAACAAAAGGTTGACCTAGTTACTAGTGCAAACTCCACACCAAAAGGTGAAGGACTCGTATCCTTTGAGTTCAAGGAGATTCAATGCACAAACGTTTTGCAACGTACTGGAAACAAACTGACAAACAAGGTACGTGCTGAAGGAATTGATCAAGAAAAAGTTGCAGCATTCGTTGACCGTATCGAGAACGGTCAGTACAGGTTCATTTATGAACAACCCACGGTAAAAGATCTGGGTAACAATCTGTATGAACTGTTGACGGGTGAACACCGTTATCAGGCACACATTGCTGCAGAACGCGAGACAATCTTCGTTGCAGTTGTTAAGTTTGAGACGGAAGAAGATGAGATGATCTTCCAATCAAACGAGAACAATGAAGATGATGAGTATGTGAAAGCACCTCGTACTCAGACTGATGTTGTTCTTACTTTGTCCCAAATGGTTGACAAAGGTATGATTGACATCAACGACGATAAGTCTATCAACGCTCGTCTTATTCGTCTCCAACAGAAGAGCAATGAGTTTCCTCTTCTGCGTCAACGACTCCGTGAAAAACACGGTAAGATCACACCAGTCAAGTCCTATGAAGATAAGGACCGCAGAAAGTGGTGTGAAGATAACAAACCCAACATCAAATTCTCTTCCCGTACACAGATTATTCCTCTGGATGGTATAGTCTATCAATCCAAGACTTTCAAGGGAGGAAAGGGTAAAGGTGGACTGCAAGATCTTGACTACGATCCTCGTTGTTTCTTTGATTCTTGTGAGGTTCTCCTCAACAATTCTGATGTTCGTAAAGTCCACAACATCTGTTCTGTGAACAAGTCTACTTCGGAAAAGATTCCGCAGATTCGACAGTACAAACAGGAGAAGATGATGCAGGAAATGCTTGACAGGATTCTCAAGATTGCTGAGGCAGTTAAAGAGGAACGCATCTTTCCTGTTCGAGATGTTATCTTCGATTTCGTTCCTCAGATCTCTGAAGTTGACAACATGGAGGAGTTCGCATGAGTAATCGATGGGAAGAATTCGCGTTGATTGCATTTCACGCGATGAAAGGTGTCTTACCTTTCTGGACTAATGCAAACTCCAATCGTCAACGTTCAATGACAAGAATCCTGTATGATCAGGTATTCTGTGCAGGTGAACCTAACAAAACTGGGTTCATCAGTGTCAAGGCAATGCAAGCAAAACGTAAGGGTGATAAGACAACAAAAGATCATTGTTTGTCTCCCCAATTTGTTGCAAGGATGGTCTACGACAATCCAGATGTTTGGTTGACTGACTTCGATAAGTTCAAGAGTCTCTTCCTTAAGTGTTGTCAGACTATTGAAGTTACTTCTAAAGAGAACAACGATCTCAGTAGACTCACTGAAAACAAGGATGGACAATTCTACATCCATGTTGCTACACACAAGAAGTACGATCACCTTGGGATTGTACTCTTTCACCAGGAGAAAGGTGTGGTCCGTGATGTCTTTGAGGATCTAGTTCCTGAAGAACTTATCAACTATGAGTCCTCCTACTTGGTCTGATAAGTAGGTCTAATCAATCAATCCCTCCGAATCCCTTGCCGTACTGCGGTGAGGGATTTATATTGTATTCATACAAACGAACGCGATCAATGCAACTCCGTCCTCACCAAGTTCGTATCCTTGAGCGGATGCAAACTTATACCAAAGGACAAATTATTGTTCCTACTGGTGGTGGCAAAACGATGTGCATGATTCAAGATACTGCACACGTTCAACAGTCTAAGTGTGGTCACACCACTGTTGTTGTTGCTCCTCGTATTCTCCTTGCGGAACAACTTTGCAGTGAGTTTCTGGAGGTTATCACCTCTACATATACGCATGTGATGCACGTTCACAGTGGTGAAACTCATCACTTCTCTACCACTAACCCTGAGAAGATTCACGTCTTCGCTAACACTGCACGGAGTATGGGTGAAGACTGCATTATCTTTACCACCTATCATTCTCTCCATCGTGTTGTTAGTGCAGACATCGAAGTAAACACCATTTACTTTGACGAAGCACACAACTCTGTGCAACGTAACTTCTTCCCTGCAACTGAACACTTTGCTGGAGAATCTGACCGTTGTTACTTCTTCACTGCAACACCAAAACACTCCCTGACTATCAAGAAACCAGGGATGAATGACAC